CGAAGGATTATCGAAACTTGGCGACAAGATTCGTTCATCCGTCGATTTGTCAGTAGACCTAATGCAGGCTGGGCAGGTATCGTCCATGATATCGAGCGCCCGTAAAACGGCGCAGTACGTTCTATCCTTTCGAAGAGGGCGGTGGGCAGAAGCCTATCGTGACTTCCGTAGAGACGGGAGATTACCTCAACGAGCCGGCTCCAAGTGGCTCGAGTATCAATACGGTTGGAAGCCGTTGGCACAGACGCTGTATGATTCCGCTATTGAGCTCTCGCGTGTGATTCCTACTTTTATGAAAGTAGAAGTTACTGCGAGTGATCAAAAGAGGTATTCAGACACTGTCGGTGCTCAACATGATCCGAACGTGATGATGCGGAGAGTTGTCACGGAACAGCAGAGAATCAAATTCAAAGCTCAATTCCGTGCTCCCACTTCGACCGTACAGCTCCTATCTAACTTTACTAGCCTTAATCCGGTTAGTATCGCTTGGGAGCTGACCCCCTATTCATTTGTCGTCGATTGGTTTATCGACGTCGGGGGGTATCTTCGTAATCTAGAGACCGCTTGTACCCATGGGTCTACGTTTGTGAATGGGTTCTATACTGAAGGCTATCGTCTTGATGTAAGCTGTCAGTCTTTTGGATCTTATACGGATGGTTCTAATTACATCCATACTCAAGATCTGAAAGGTTCGACGGTTATCACAAAGGGTCGACGCACAACGTTGGGTTCCTATCCACTACCACGTGTACCACAGTTCAAGATGGATCTCGGAGCATCGCGACTATTGAATGCCGCTGCTCTTTTGTCTCAGCATTTGGGACGTTAAACTAACCGTCTCTTTTATTAGAGAGATATCATCAACCCGAGCAGGCCTTTTGTGCCGTTTTCGCTCAAATTAGGAGTATCCTCCGTGGCTGCAGTCGCAAACATTGTCCTCAACGACGCACTGGGAACACCAGTGGCTCACACCTTCATCCCTCTCGGTCCTGATAAGAATGGCACTTGGTGGTGGGAAGATCAAAGCCCGGCGAATGCTATCGGATACAACCGTATCTCGATGCAACTCGTCCGCGCTGTCAACCCAGCTCAAGGTGCAAACTCGTCAGAACGTGTCAACCGCGTTAAGGTTGGGATTCATACCCCAACTTTGGAAACGCTCGGTACTGCCGACAACGGAATCACGCCACCACCCACAGTGGCGTTTACCCCGCGTTGCAACATCGAATTCATCATGAACGAACGCTCGTCTCTGCAAAATCGGAAGGATCTGCGTAAGTATGCAGACTTCCTTTTAGCTGAGACCCAGCTGACCGCCATGGTTGAATCGCTCCAGAACGTGTTTTGAGGGACGCGTCAGGTTCATCCTGATCTGTTTCTTAATCTTAAATCGTTAAAGGAGTATCTCTATGCAGCAAGAGTGTTCTCTTGTGAGCGAGGTTTTCTTCGCGCTCTGCAAGGGCATTGACACGCCCGTTTCGTTGGGTAACTGGCTTCGATTCAAATACGCTGAGCATGCTCAGCTGTGCGAAAAGAAGATAGACCCGCGAATGTATTCGACCGCTGACAGTTTTCATGTTGATTACATCGTGACAAGCTTCTTGAGTAAATCCAAGTCGCTTGATACGAAGATCGATTTGAAAGCTGTGGCACTTCAGAGTTTCCAACTCTCTGAGAAGTTATGCCATGATACGAATGTTAGGTTGAAGAATTCTAGGATTTCTCCCATTAAGGAGGACGTGGCAGCTGTCATCAAGACAGCTCAGCGGAAAATATCTAGTCTTCTCGGTCCTTTCAGTTGTTTTAAGGTAAACTCCGAATACGGATGGGGACCTGGCGCGACGTCAGATTTACCAAAACGTCGTGCTTTCGTCGATACAAAAGTTAGTGAACTTCCTATCTCCGTAACGCGCCTAGCTCTGCCCCTCATAAAGGCAGAGATAGAGCATGATCATCACTGGTCATGCGTAATTCTTGATATACCTGTAACTGACCTTATGGGTCCATACAGCTTATTACGTACAAACTTCGACGTAGTTGAAGGATGTACAATCAAGACCGTTCCGAAGAGTGCGAAGACTGACCGCACCATAGCCGTCGAACCTAGAGCTAACGGCTTCCTTCAAAAGGGAGCCGGGAGCTTTATTCGAAAAAGGCTTAAGTCAGTCGGGATCGACCTGGATAGTCAGGAAGCTAATCAGGAGGGCGCGCAACGCGCTCTTACTGATAACTTGTGCACGATCGATATTTCATCGGCATCCGATTCCGTAGCTATAGAGCTTGTTTACGAGCTCTTACCTGTTGATTGGGCATTCGCCCTTGACGACATCAGGTCCCATAAGGCAGTGATGCCAAATGGTGATTGGGTTAAGTTGAATAAATTTAGCTCAATGGGAAACGGGTTCACATTTGAACTCGAAACTCTCCTTTTCTGGGCTATTAGTAGCTCGGTTGATGAACGTCTAGACAGCAGGAATGTTCTGATCTACGGGGATGATATTGTAGCCGGTCAAGAGTGCTACCCACTTCTAGTCGAAAGCCTGAATTTCCTTGGTTTCCAAGTAAATCAGGATAAGTCCTTCTCAGAAGGGCTTTTCTTTGAAAGTTGTGGTATGCATTATTTTAACGGTTACGATGTTACTCCTGTGTATCAGAAAAACGTAATCGATTCAACTGAAGAGTTGATTCGATTGGGCAATCGGTTAATGAGGTTGGCTGCGCGGATAAGTCCGGGGATCTTAGATCCTCGAATTCTTCCAGCGTGGCACGCCTCTAGACGCTATGATCCAGATTCTCATCGCTTCTTCATCCCCTTAGGGGCTGAAGGCGATGATGGCTGGGCAATACCGTCATCCTTGCTCACTTCTCCGTTCGACCCTAACAAGGGTCTAAGGTGTCGTGTGCTTCGCCCCACTCAAATTAGCTACCCAGCTAATGTGAGTGCACTCCTGGCT